GCAATTCAAAAAAACATTCCACTGGGGTGAGATGAGAAGTGAAGAAGAGGCAGCAAAAGCTTTAGAGGTAACTATGGATTATCTATCAAACATAAAATAAGGAGGAAAAATGCGTGAATTAAAGTTCAGAGCGTATTATAAATTAGAAAAGAAAATGATTTATAACATCCAAAATGAGTTCGAGGAAAGGATCGAACTCGGTATGGACTGCTTTTCTGATTATTTAAAAAATGATGACTTTATCGTTGAGCAATATACTGGCATTAAAGATAAAAACGGTAAAGAGATTTATGAGGGGGATATCGTTGAATACGTCTTTAACGTCCGTGAGGCAGAAGTCTCTGCTATAGGGGAAGTCTGTTTCTTTGAAGGCCAGGGGGCATATGGAATAAAGAATGTTAAATATAACAATCAAGAATTACGGAGATTATGCGATATAGAAAATGAACGTGCAGGTGAGGTTTTCTGTTCTGCTGGTTATGACAACACTGAAGAAGACCAGACACTAATATTTACGGACTACTATTTCGTTGAGGACGACATGGAAATAATAGGAAATATTCACGAGAATCCTGAATTGCTGGAGGGTGAAAAACGGTAATGACAAATAAATTAAACAAAGGAGAAATAATGTTACCAACGAAAGCTACATTTGACGAATATGTTAAAAAGGGGTTGATTAGAAGCCAAACCTACAAGGACATGACGATTTATCAGTACACAGAATTTACCCAATTCGAAAGTCTGTGGAATAACTGCACCTTAAACGGCCGTGGCATTGTGTTTGATAATGACGGGGTTTTAGTCCAGCGATGTATCCCTAAGTTCTTCAACCATGATGAACCTGATGGTATTAAGGTTGAAAAACTGATGTTAAAAGAGCAACTCTCAGTAGTCCAAGAGAAGTTAGATGGTTCTTTAATCAAGATTACAAAAGACGAGAAGCATGGTTTAGTGATTACCTCTAAAGCTAGTTTTGAATCAGATCAAGCCAAGATGGCGAGAGAAATTGTAGAAGAGAATAACTATAGCTTCAAGGAGGGGTGGACTTATCACTTTGAACTAATTCATCCTGATAACCAAATTGTCTTGAGCTATGGCGATGAGAGAAAGCTTGTGCTTCTTGCCATTATCGACAACAAGACTGGAAAAGACATTGATATCTATTCTGATGAGTTTAAGTTTGAGAAGCCAAAATTATATGATTATGAAACCTTGTTAGATATCAACGCCATAAATAAAGACGGACTCCACGAGGGCGTAGTAGTGAACTATGGAAGCTATAGGTTGAAATATAAGACCGATGAATACATTAGACTTCACCGAATCGTTACTGAGTTTACGCCAAAGAGAGTCTGGGAGTCACTATCATCTGGGCAGAGAATTGATAGAATGAATATCCCAGAGGAGTTTATTAAGTGGCTTGATGAGACAGAGAAAGAACTGCTTCTTAAATACAATGAGCTGTTTGATAAAATCAACCAAGTTCTTACAGATACCATCAATATGACCAATAAAGAAATCGGTCTATCTGATAATGAGAGTATTAAAGAAATGCGAGAATATATTTTTGCCGTGAGGTCGGGAAAAGATGTTGAGGCAAAAATCTGGAAAGCAATTAAGCCAAAAGGAGACAAATGAAAATTTTAGCAAAAGTATTAGTTGGAAGTAGGCTTCATGGTTTGGATACTCCCGAATCAGATTACGACTACCGAGGCATACATATTTCTTCGCTTCAAGATAAGCTAAGCCCTTTCAAGAAAGATAAAAATACTGTTTGGATCGAGGGCAATGAGGACAACACGAGCTATGAGTTAGCCGATTTCTGTAAACAAGCAGTCCAAGGTAATGCCACTATTTTAGAAGTATTTTTCAGCGACAAAGTATATGAAACTAGTCCAGCTCATCAAGAGATGAAAGAGAAATGGAAGAAATTTATTGACACTCATAGATTCATAGCAGCTAGTAGGGGTTATGCTCATAATCAATGGAATAAGTTTTATAACTTTGAAGATACTGGTCTACTTGGTCAGAAAAGAACAGCTAAATTCGCCATAGCTTTTCTTAGGGTAATGTGGCAATGTGAACAATTCTTACTTACTGGAGAATTTAAATGTAGTGTTAAAGATTGTGATTATTATGACCTAATGAAGAAGATTAAGCCAATGACGATTGAGGAAATCCATGACTTAGTTCCAGAAGTAATAGCAGCTATGTCCGATATGAACATGAGAATCAGCATGGCTGAATCAAAAAGTGAGTTTATAAACATGAAGCCAGACTTAGATTGGATTGAAAAATTTATAGTCAGAGCATACGAACAGGAGAAATAATGAAAGTACTAATGCTAAAGGGGCTTCCAGCATCAGGTAAATCTACCTATGCTAAGGAGCTAGTCTCAAAAAACCATAATTGGGTCAGAGTAAATAAAGACGACCTCAGAGCTATGATGAATAATGGAGAGTTCTCCTATAAGCTTGAAAAACAAATTGTAAAGACAGAGCGAGAACTTGTAGATATTGCTCTTAAAAATGGAAAAAGTGTAGTAATTGATGACACGAATTTTAACCTAGACCATGAATTATTTTTTAGAGGTTCAGCTCGTCAATATGGTGCAGAATTTAATGTTAAGTTTTTCGACACTCCACTAGAAGAATGTATAAAACGTGATATTAAGCGCCCTAATGGCGTAGGAGAGACTGTAATTCGTAAAATGTATAATCAATATTTAAAACCACAACCAGCTGTCTATGAGCATAATAAAAATCTTCGCACGGCAATTATATGTGATATAGACGGAACTCTGGCCCACATGAAGGACCGAAATCCATACGATTGGAGTAGGGTAGACCAAGATGAAGTTGACCCGATTATTAGAAATCTACTTAATGCAATAAAAAACAAATACTTTATTATCTTAACCTCTGGGCGTGATGAGGTATGCCGAGAGAAGACAGAGAAGTGGTTGAGAGGAAATGATATCCCTTATGGAATGCTACTCATGCGACCTGAGGGTAATATTAGAAAAGACTCAATCGTAAAACGAGAAATATTTGAGAACTATATTAGAGATTATTATAATATCCAGTTTGTCTTAGATGACCGTAACCAAGTTGTCGAGATGTGGCGAAGCCTTGGATTGAAGTGCTTGCAAGTACAAGAGGGGGATTTTTAATGAGACGAATTCCTAAATACAACTCTGAACATAATCTCTATGAGCAGATCGCTCGATACTTGCAGCAACAATACCCAGATGTAATCTATCGCTTCGATCTCGCAGCCGATCTTAAATTGACACCTGGTCAGGCGGCGAAACATCATAGACTACATCAGAAAAGAGGCTATCCAGATCTATTTATAGCTGAATCAAGTACGAATGTATGGAATAGTCCTGTACGTGAGTGGGGGCTTTATTTCGGACTCTATATCGAAATTAAAAAAGACGGCACAAAACTAAAACGTGATAAAGATGCAAAAAAGATCTTGAAAGGCGACACTAAAATCCGCAAAAAGGGAGATTGGTTTGATAAACATATTGAAGAACAGGCTGAGATGCTTGAAAAACTACGTGAGAGGGGTTACAGAGCAGAGTTTGGGGTCGGGCTTAGCAAATGTAAGCAAATTATTGACGAGTACTTAAGGAAATAGATGAAAAAAGAGAAAAAGAAAACATCACGAAAGAGTGTCGTGAAGCCCACTACTAAGAGCGGACATAAGCTAACGCCCCAGCAGGAGCTATTCTGTCAGCTTTATGCAGGCGATAGAGAGTTTTTTGGCAATGGTGTTCAAAGCTACGTTGAAGCTTACGGTGTCGATACCAATAAACCTGGCTGGTATAGGACAGCGAAAGCGGGTGCATGTGAGAACCTGACAAAACCTTACATCTTGGAACGAATAGACGAAATCTTTGAAGCCCATGGACTCAACGACCAATTCGTGGATAAACAACTCGAAAAGCTTATTGTGCAAGATGCTGATTTTAGTGCCAAGATAAAAGCAATAGCAGAATACAATAAGCTGAAAGCTCGCATCACGGAAAAGCGTGATATTACGTCAGGTGGTGAAAAGATTAGCTCGGTCAAGATAGTAGTAGAAGATTTTTCAGATAAAGGTGGTAAAAATGCAACTAGAAATTGAAATACCTAAAGAATTTAAGGTTCTTTTTGATTTAGATAAAGATCTTAGACATATCGTACTTTACGGTGGTCGCGCATCGGGCAAATCGACATCAGTCGCTCTGTCTCTATTGATTTTAGGCATGAACAAGAAATTGCGAATACTCTGTACTCGTGAAGTCCAGAACTCAATTGCAGACTCTGTACATAAGCTCCTATCTGATTTAATCTCCAAATATAAACTTAATACTTGGGAAGTCCAAAAAGACATCATCAGAAACAAACAGACTGGCTCGGAGATCTTCTTTAAAGGGCTTCATAATAATTCTCAAAGCATTAAGTCTATTGAGGGTATTGATATTGTATGGATAGAGGAAGCTCAAAGTGTTTCTGCAGACAGTATTAACACACTTGTACCTACGATTCGTAAAGCTGGAAGCCGACTCATCTGGACATTCAACAGACTAACTGAAAATGATCCTGTTTGGGAGCTTATTGTTAAAAAAGCAGATGACAGAACGTTCGTTCAGAAAATCAATTCAGATGCAATCGAATCCCTACTTAGTAAGGAAATCATCGAAGAGCGAGAGAAGATGAGGCTTGATAATCCAGAAATGTATGAACATGTTTGGCTAGGCGAACCAATGACCTCTAAGACTGGCTCTGTATTCGGCAAACAGCTTGCTCAAGCACGAAGTGATGGTCGAATCACAAAAGTGCCGTACGATGCCTCTACTGGTGTTTATACGGCGTGGGACTTAGGTATCGGTGATTCCACCGTGATTTGGTTCTTCCAGACAGTTGGTAATGAAATCCATTTTATTGATCATCATGAAGGCTCTAATGAAGATTTAGGCCATTATATCTCGTATATCCAGAACAAACCTTATCAATATACTACACACTTTCTACCACATGACTCAAAAGCTCGTGAACTGCAAACTGGTATGACTAGGGTAGAATTTTTCAATAATCATGGAATCTATAACATTGAGGTTTTGAGACCTACTAATTTTAGCCTAGGTCAGGATGATATTGATTTGGTGGCACGTCCAAAATTCTCACTCTGTTGGTTTGATGAGGAGAAATGTCAACGTGGTCTTGAGTGTCTAAGAGCTTATCACTATGAATATGACAATAAGAATAAGCTCTTGAGAAATAAGCCTGAACACGACTGGTCTTCGCACAGTAGTTCAGCTTTTATTTATGCATTGATGGCTAAAACCGAACAATTAGATATTAAGTTGAAGGTCAAATTCAAATCCTACACGCCAAAAGCATTCAGAAAAACT